GCGGCGCCCCGATATCGGACGTTGGCGTGGACTGCACCGCGATCACGGCTGGCGGACTGAGCAGTACGAACGTCTCGCCGACCGCGTGCGTCGCCATGCCAGCTTCGGTCGCGAACCGGCCGCGCAGGAATCCAGATAGCTGGTAGGTGTTGGTGCTGACCAGCGTCGCGTTCTTGAACTGGAGAATCTCCGCGCCTATCAGCGCTGCGTTGCTGCCGTTGAGCACGCCGAGCGCCGTCGTGCCGGACAGCGTCTGCCCGGACAGGACCGTAACGGTCACGATGCTGCACTCGTCGAAGACGTTGCCGCCGGTCCAATTGCCGAGCACGTTGGTCGCGCGCCCGACCGTCGCGGGCGTTCCCATCGTGATGCCGGCAATGAACGATGCACCTCCGTCGCTTGACTTGAAAAGGCCCCCGCCCGGCCAACCCACGCCGGGCCCGTACATGGCCACGTACAGATTCGGGCTGCCGGTGCCGTCCTGATCGCGCAGCGGCGGGATGTCCATGATGACGGCGACGGTCGAGATGACGCCGCTCACGATCTGCCCGGCCGTGATCGCCCCGCCGTTGGCCGCCTGCGAATAGACCGGCGCGCATGCGACGCACTCCCAATCGATCTTGCCGCCGTTCTCGGTCTTGCGGTTGATACGCGCTAGGTACGCCTCGTTGGCGGTCTGGATCGTGATGATGTCGGTCGGCTCAAGCTGTCCGGCCGGGACGGTGCCGGTACTCAACTTGTACGAGGTAGAGAACTTGAACGAGATGCGCCCGGCGATCGTGTCCCACAGGATGATGGCGGCGGCGACGGCGGCTTGCGTGTCATCCATGACCGTGCCGGTATCGACGTTCACGACGTTATTGGACTCTATCCCGATCAGGCGGCGCGCGTACTGCACGCCTGGCTGGTAGTCGCCGCCGAGCGCGTAATAGGTGAGATCGATTTCGGAAGGCAGTTCGATCTCGCTGCCGCGCACGAACGCCAGCGGGCTCGCGTTGTTCTTCCCGGTGGTGTCGGCGCCCATATCATCGAGCGTGATCGTAGCCACAGGCGAGGCCGAGCGATGCACGAACTTGAGCGCGCCGTCCGACTCGACCGCATCGAACCACAGTGCCGGCGCAATGGCCTCGAAGGCCGCGCGCGCTGTCATCTGCCGATCGATGATGAAGCCCCACACGCCATCGGTGAGCGCAGTCGCGTTGATGCTGCCGCTCGCAATGCCGGCGCGTTCGGCGATGTCGGTAACGATCGAGGACAGCGGAACCGTCGTAGCGGCCCCGAGCTGGCTCGCGCTGATGCAGTGGGCGCGGTTGCCTTCCTCGTACACCATGACACCATTGTCGGCGAAGATCGATGCGTGGCTCGTCGGTGTTGGAATGGTGTAGTTGAGCTGACCGACCATCACGACCTGATTGGTCGCGCCATCAACCTTATAGTAGGACGCCTCCGGCACTCCGAAGAATCCATTCGAGGCCCAATAGGAGTTCAGGCTGGACTCCAGCATGGCCGTGCCGGGTGCCCAGTAATTGAAGGGGTCCAGCCAGGAGCCGTTGACGTTGCCGGTGTGAACGAAATCGCCCGGAGTGGTAAAGAGGTAGTAGGCGACCTCGGAACATGCGCCCAGGTCGGTGAACGCGACCACGTGCAGCCAGACGTTCCCGGTGCCGGTGGCATCGCTCGTGATGACGCCGACGTGCTGCCAGTCAGCGCACGGGAAGGCCGCGTTGAAAGTCCAGACTCCTGTGATGCCGGCCGGCTTGGTCAGGCACGCGAGCACATCCTGATCGACGTGTCCGGTCGTGTAGTTGCTGGTCCATAGGCCGGCCGCCGCGTTCGATCCCTGCGGGCTCAGGGTGATCGCGCCCGGTCCGCGCATGTACACGCCGCAGCTGGAGCCGTGACTCGGGCAGGTCAGCACCATGCCGTTGCCGTACGGATCTCGGAAGTAGGCGGCCCCGGACGAGATGGTGTTTTCGAAGTTGGTCGGGATGTCGGGCGATACGGTGGTACCGTCCGTCAGGTTCAGGCGATAGGCGGTTCCGTCGTTGCTAGCAATGGTGCTGAAGGTCTTGGCGATCGAGCGCACCGAGCCGTTCGCAAAGCCCGTCACGAAGACGGCGCGGCTGCCGTCTATGAAGTGGAAGCCCGTCGCATCGTTCTCCCACACCTTGACCGGAGCGTTGCCGGCAGTGGCCGTCGTGATCTCGACGTTGATCGACGGCAGTAGGTTCCCGTAATTGACCAGCGGCAGGTTGCGAAAGACGATGTAGGCCGTGCCGCGGTAACCCGGAACGTTGCCGGCGCCGAGGGCGGCCTGCATGGTCGGGTCCGGGTTCTGGGTGAGCGTGCCCAGATACACGGTCATGTACTGCCCGGCGAACTCGTTCGAATTGATGAGCGTCGCCGGGGTTGCAGTAGAACTCACGTCGTAGACGAGGATCCCGTTCGCCCACACGCGGCGCACGCCGGTGATCGGTAGCCCGCCCGCGCAGTCGCACAGCGCGACCGCGAAGGTGCCGAAGTACGCGTAGCTTGTGATGCTCGCTCCGCCGCCCTTGCCGCCCTGTGAGGTCCCGACCTCCTGGATCGGGAGTTGCCAGATCAGGGTCGGGACGATGCGGCAGTTGCCGTAGGCGATCGGCAGCGGCGTCCCGTAGGCCGCGCTCTGGGCGAGCAGGGATCGGACGTGCGGGCCGCGAATATTCGGCGGGAATGCAATCGCTCCGATCCCGCTGCCCAGCGCATAGCCGAGTTCGGCCCCGTAGGTCGTGCCAATCGTCGTGTACGTGCCGATGACGCCGCCGACGACGGCGCCGACAAATCCTAAGACCTGCTGGCTCATTCGACGCCCGGGACGTGAAAGGCGCCGCGCAGGCGGCCACGCCAGATATCGTCGAAGTCGTGCTCGACCACGCGGCGCGCGTCGGCGAAGGCGTGGATCAGGCCCGGGCGGCCGGCCACCTCGGAGGCAAAGCCCATGTGCTGCGGCTCGCGCGTCCAGGCGAACACCAGCACGTCGCCCGGGGCGGCCTGGCTCGGGTCGATGCGCCGAAGGTGCTCGCGGCACAGCGCCATAAGGGTTTCGCCGTCCGGGTGGCGCGAGTAGTTTGTGAACCGCACGTCGAATAGGGCCAGCTCGTAGCCGACGCCCATGATGAGGCCGGCGCAATCGACGCCGACGCCCTTCAATCGCCCCTGGTGCTGCCAGCGCGTCCCCAGCCAAGTGCGGGCGCAGGCCACCACGTCCGCGCGCGCCACGGCCATTTAGATGCCTCCGGGACGCAGCATCTTGTCGATCCCCGGCAGGTATGGGAAGCCGCCGAAGTTGATCCCGTTGGAGAACTTCGTGATGCAGTCCTGCTGCAGGCGCTTCTGGCAGCCCGGATAGATCGTGAACACGTCCCCGACCTGCACCAGGTTCAGCATCGGCACTTGCAGCACGATCGCCCCGCTTGAGCCGTGCGCCTGGATGTCCATCGGCCGCTCGGCGTTCAGGCCCCCGGTCCACTTCAGAAAGCCGCTGGTGAAGTAGCCGGCCAGCGCCGTCAACCCGGAGGCCGCGAAGCTCTGATTGTTGACCACCGACGTGACGACGGCCCCGGTCACGGCCAGCGCGGCAAGGTTGATCGTGCAATGCGAGCCCGCCACCGGGCCCGCCGCGTTCACGTCGCCCAGCGTCCAGCGGCAGGTCGGGGAGACGAGGTATCCGATCGTCTTCTGGATGTACTGCGTCAGGCCCCGCAGCTCGGCCGTGAACTGCCCGGGCGATGTGATCGTGATCTGCCCGATGACACCGTCGCGCATGTGGTAGGCCCCGGCAGTCAGGTCCAGCCGGTTGACCATGAACATGCTGATCTTGGCGTCGTCCCACAGGCCCGCCATCACGTCCGCCTCGGTCATCCCGGAGGCGTCCAGGAAGCTCGTGACCTCGACGTGGTCCACGTCATAGGCGTCGGAGGACTGCACGTTGGACGGCGAGTAGCCCTCGATCGGCGAGTACGAATGGCCGCCGAAGACGATCGGCTGGTCGCAGTCGGTGAAATAGAAGTTGGTGCCGTTCACCAGCGCGATCGACCAGCACGTATTGAAGGTCTGCGTGTCGGATTGCAGGTACCCGATCATCGCTGAGGTCAGCGTCTTCAAATCCGGATCTCCACCAGCGGGATGGTCTGGATCACGTACAGGCCCCCTTGATCGAGCGCCCAGTCGAGCATGTCCAGGGCGAAGCGCACCGGGATGTCGAACTGGCCGGTCCAGGTGAGCGTGTGGCCCGACGTGGGCGGGCTGCCGAAGGTAACTTTCCCGGTCGTGTAGTCCACCGTGGGCGAGACGGGCGAGCCGTTGTCGAACACGGCCACGGTCGCGCTTACCGGCTTTTGGATCTGACGCAGTTGTGTCACCGCTCCCATCGTGTAGGACTTCGCCATCTGGAAGACGGTGAGCACGCCGTCAGGCTGGGCCACGAACGTGCCGGCGGCCTCGTCCTTGAAGTCGGTCGCGTCCTTGAACCGGAAGCCGCTGTACTGCCCCTGCCTCGTGATGATCCAGTTTC